AGGTTGCCGCGCTCTTCTAGCCATTGCCGGACGAGCGCACCCTTGCCCTCGGTCGGTGTGATGCAGTCATCTACGGCGATGAGGCAGTCCTGTGGCAGGCGGTCGTAGATCACTTGCAGCTCGCGGAGGTGATGCTCGGCCGCGTCGAGGCTTCCAGGCTTGTAGTCGAATGAATCCAGATACAGGAGCGAGATGGACGAAGCGTCGCCGAAGTCGCGCAGATACTCCACCGAGTCACCAACGGTGACGCGAGCGGACGGCGCCAGTGCGCGTGCGGTCGCAACGTTTGCCGTGTTGATATCCACCGAATAGATCAAGCCACCAAGTTGAGCGGCAAGCCATGACCACACGATGGTGGACTGACCGTCGCCGTTCCAGTTGTTCTCCTGACGAGCGCAGCCTGTCTCAACCATCATGGTCGGCTGGCTGAACGATCGAGCGATCAGGATGTCGGCGATGAAAGCGAAGGCTGACCAGCGCTTGCTCTCGCCGAGGTGCGGCTGGAAGGTCTTGGTGAATCCTGCGCGTAGCAGCGTGAGCTGCTCCCTACTCACGCGGTATCTCCATCAAGCTGCAGAAGGTGTCAAAGTCCAGCACGATCATCGTGCGCCGGCGCGTGCCTGGTCCAGGCGCGTCCCCTACGACAAGTGCGGCCGTCTGTGAAGCGTTGGTCTTTATCGAGCGCAGCCATCCGTCGTAGCGCTCCGAGTAGGAGCCGTTGCCAACCTTGCATTGGATGCTGATCCAGTCGGCTTGCACGTCAGTCTTGCCGCCGTACTGACCAACGCGGATGCCGCCGATCTTTGCAGCCACCTCGCGCTCAAAGGCGTTGCCCTTGCTCCGTGCGCGCTTGCCGCGCTTGGATTTCTCAGCGTTCTGGAGTTGGATGTCAAGGTCGCTCATGTGACTCACTTGACCACCAGCCTTCCAAGCGTTGCGCCACCACCATCGGCGAGGGTGAAGTTGGACTGCTGCAGCTCTAGGTGTCCTGCCTTGACGAGTTCGCTCACCGTTGCGCGAGCGATGACGTCCTGCCGGACAAAGAACCAGCCCTCTGGCGCGTTGGCATTGTCGTAGCGGATGGAGAGCGACGCGAACTGCCGCTGCAGCCTGTAGTCGTAGCACCACGCGTCCGCACCCTCCTGCACGCAGAACACGGCGTCATCTAGCACGTCACACCGAATCTCCACGCGCTCTACGCGCATGTCTTGTGCCGCCACTGATAGCGCTTCTGCACCTTCGGTCCGTCAAACATGATCGCCTGCACGCGCTGCGCTGGGAACACCTGACGCTTTGAGTCGGTGTAGTCGATCACCTTGTGGCACTCGCTGCAGTTCTGGACTTTCCAGACTGGCGGCTTGGCTGCGCCACCGCGCTTTGTCTTTACGCCTGCCATCGCAGCGCTCCGATCATCCAGAGTGCCGTGACGCCAGAGAGAATCATCTGCACGATGATCGGCGTGCGCTTGGTGTCAAACCTGAAGAGCGCCAAGAGGAAGCCGACAAAGAGGAGCAGGTTGACTGACGTGAGCACCACGCCAAGCCAATAGAACGCGCTCACGCGTCACGCATCCCACAGATTAGCGACATGCGATCCGTCGCCAGCTCTACGGCTCCCTCAACGGTGTCAGCCTGGAACGTCAACTCTGAGCCGTCGCCGTCCGTCAGCACGACCACCCAGAGCGCCGGATCTCCGACGCGGATCAGGCCGTCGTAGTGATAGCCGAGTTGAACGGCTCGCATTTCTAGCTCTGTCAGCGCGCTCATCAAGCCTCCTCGGTTGACTGCCAGTGACCGTTATCCGTCATGTACCCCTTGAGGATGGCGTACGACTGGTCAGCCGTCAAGTCGGTTGTGTCAATCTGCAAGTCTGCCAAGGTCTGCATGTAGGCGGTCTCGGTGATGTCCGAGACTCCCTGAAGCGTCCCTCGGCGAGATGTCCGAGCCTCTGCCGAGGCGTAGACCCTGACGATGACGATCTCCTTGACGTGCTCACGCATGAAGTTTGCCTCGATCGGCAGGCGCAGGTCATCCACCACGACTGGCCGCGTCCGGTGCAGCGCCCTGATGCGCTCGTAGCGGTTCAGCCACGCATGCACCCAGAACAGCGAGTCTATGTCTCGGATCTGCGCGCCGATCTCCTGGAGGATTTCCCTCCCTGACACCTGCACGTCCAGCCCCAGCTTGCGCTGAGAGTAGAACTCGTGCTTGTCAAAGTCGCGCTCCTTGGTGCGGTACGCAGCCTCAGCCACCTCCCTGATTGAGTCAGCGATCGGTATGGTCAGATACGGATTCGTGCGGCGCTCTGTGAGCATCTCAGCGAGTGTGCTCTTGCCGCTTCCCTGTGGTCCTACGAAGGCGATATTCATGATCCCATCCTCCTCAAGTATTGAATCCAGAGCGGCCATTTGGCTGGCTCTCGTTCCATTGCGCCGATGCCGATGTTGCAGCTCCGGCAGAGCAGCGCACGCACGCACTCCCCACAGGAGATGGTTCCGTTCGGCTTTCTCTTGTCGCAGCACGAGTGGTCATGGTCGATGTTGACCTGATACGCAGCGACGAAGTCCAGCGGCTCATGACATGCAGCGCAGAGGTCATCCTGTTGCCGCCTGAGTTCCAGATACTGACTCTCGGTGAGACCGTGATTCCTCAGCACCATCCTGAGCCGCGAAGCTTCAACTCGCTCTTCACTCATCCGTAGCCTGTACTCCCTCTGGAGCACTGCGTGACGTGACGGATTCGCACTCGGTCTTCGTCCGTATTTGATCATTTCCTTCTCCCTCCAAGAAGGTCGCCGATAGAAGTCGGTTGAGAAGTCCCAGTCCGCTTTGTGAGAGGAGATATAGAGGAGAGTCTGTTCTGCTCTGCTCTGCTCTGCTCTGGTACCGTTATCCCACCCCTATTTTGATCTCGCCACTTTTGCTGCCGCGAGGTCGACGTTGGGTCGACTTGCCAGCGAGAGTAGTTCGACACGGCCACGACAAGGTCGCCACTTTCTGTCAGGAGACCTATTTCCACCAACTTATCCACAGCCCTTCCGAGGCGTGGACCGATGACTGCCTTGACGTGCGCTCGGTTCTTGAAGATGCCACCGGAGCGGAGCGTCTTGACCTCCGCGATGATCGTGATGAAGGCGCGGAACTGCATGTCAGTCAGCCGTGCGATCTTCTCGTCCTTGTGGCTATTGACGTCCCACTTGACCCATAGACTCATCTCGTCCTCCTCTGCTTGTGGGAGGTCGGCGCATTCAGTCGCCGACCTCCCTGGTTGATGTTAGAACGGCAACTCTTCCAGCGACTTCTCCAGCGCAGGGTTGCCATCGTGCAGCCCCTTCGCCTTCGCCGCCAGCATTGCCTCACCCTCGTCGCGTGTCTGAGCGTTCACCCAGTCAATGCTCGGCTTTCGCTTGCAGAACTGACCGTCGGTGCGGCCAGTGCAGCTCCAGAACGCGTCATAGGCTTTCCCTGCCTTTGAGATGCCTGCAGGCTTCAACTGCCAAGGGATCTGGTGGTCAGGACAGTCACCCTGCACGAAGACCAGAGCAGCCCTCGTCATGATCATCGTGTCTGTCTCACTCGTAGAATCAACGGAGACTGCCCTAGGAGCGACGGAGAGCGGCGCTTGTACCCTAGGTGGTACTTGGACACTCCCTGAGACCTTGTCAGCGCTGTAGAGGCTCCTACCGATACCCAGTGCAGCCGCAGCTCGGCGGCGGCTGTCGGTCACGCTGGACTTGATCGGCTCCTCGTCGCGCCCTGCGGCGTTCGGATAGCCGCACTCCTCAATCGTCTTAGTCACGCCCTCAAAGGTCACGATCAACCGACCACTCACCACTGCGGTGGCCGCGTCAACCAAGTCCCATGAGAACGACCAGCCCATTGTGCCGAAGACCTCATCGAGCCTAGTGTCAATAGCGCGCACGTCTGCGTATGTGTAGGTCATTCCTGATCGTCCAGGACGATGCCTCAGTTCCTCCGGCTTGAACGGTGCGGCCAGTGCCGCTGCGAGTTGCTTACTCATTCCTCTGTTCCTCCTAATGCCTGTAGTGGCAGCAAGTGCAACGCTGCTAGGTTGTGCGAGTTCGCTCGCGCTACGTGACCACTCTCGAACACGTCTCCGATCTTCACCTCCTCTGCTTTCTCTTGGTATCCGACTGAGTCCTTGACTCCGAGCACCCACGCACGCTGGAACCGTGTCGCACTCGGTGGACCATCACGATCCTCTCCTTGTGCGAGCTGCAGATGCACGAAGGCGTAGAAGTCCACCGTCTGGTGGTCGCTGATGTAGTCAAACACGCTGACCGGATCGCTCGGTTGCGGCGTCTTGCTCCACGCCTTTGTCTTGACGTCAAGCTTCAGACCGCACACCTCGTAGTCGTTGGTCGTGAAGTCAACGAAACGGAACGGCAGGTGTGCATCTTTGAGCGCCTGCTCAAACACAGCCTGACCCAGCACGCCAGTCCAGCTCGTGTTGCCCTTCGCTTTGTCCTTCCTGAACCTGAGCGTGTCGCTCGACTTCGCGGTACGGTACATCTCCTCTGCGCGGATCAGGACGGCAGGTGTGAGTTGGATCTCAATCACTCGCTCTCCTTTCCGAACACGCGGAACACACGCGCTCCTGGCTTCTCTTCGGTGAACTTCTTGACGCTCGTTGCGTAGGTCTCTGGAGCGACACCACGGAGCACGTCAGCGATTGACTCCCAGTCCACCTTCATGCTGCTCTTGTTGGTCTTCCATGTGGCGATCCAGCCGCGACCCTTGACGCCTTCGCCGTCACCGATTGCTTCCTTGATGGCGATTGCCATTTCCTTGAGTGCCGTGTCAGCGGCCTCGGCTTCAGCCTTCGCCTCAATGTAGAGCCGTGCGATGTGATCGAGCTGCTCATCGGCTGTGGCGTAGGTGTTGCTCACCTGCGGCTTCACCTCTGAGAGCGTGTCGCTGTCGTTGCCGGTCAACGGTGGCGGCGTCTTGGTCCTGACAAGTTCCCTGAAGTCCTGCGCCTTGTGGAACAGATTCGTCTGATAGACAGGATCTGCCTCCACTCGCTCAATGCGGAAGATCAGACCAGAGAGCAACACGGCGACGTCGCAGTACGACGCACCTGTGATGAACATCTGCCACTGCACCTGGTCGACATACTCAGGTGGCACAGGGAATAACTGCCAGCGGCTGCTCGTTGACGTCTTGATCTCTACGAGACCATCGGTGTCGCCAACGATTGTCCGGTCGAGCGACGCCATTGCCCAAGGGTGATCCTTGAGCCTGACGAT